GAAAAAAAGACTTCAATTATGTAAAGATGCTGGAATTCAAGAAGTTTGTACCCTTCCGGAAACAGACTGCAATTTAAACCTTTCCGTATTGCAAGAGGTAATGCGTCTTGCAGAATTGGGAATAGTAGAGGGGGAGAAATACCCCAGTTTACAAAACACGGTATTTACCCAGATTTTAAAACTAATCACGGAAGCAATACCCAGACACACCTATTACCATTATGAGGCCGAAAACCTACATAGGGAAAGACCAAAAGAGGAAAGTCTACTACGGGAGGTTTTACAGACAGGGGAAAACTTGTCTGAAACGGGACCTCATCCCAATAGATGAATTAGACTTCAAGGACACAAAACGGGGGACTGTTTCCCGTTCTGAAATGGAAAGAACCAACATTTTAAAACGGTTGTATTCCCAAGAGGAAAGCAGAATAAAGGAGAAGAATGAAGTAATTGCTTCCCCCACCGTCCGTGCTTGTCTAAATGAATTTATGGATCATGTCAAACGGTCTAGGGCCACCAGCACACACCAGCATTATGGGTACAGTCTGGAAACCTTTGCCAATAAGTTTGGACACTACCAGCCAGAGCAACTAGAGGTCAAGCACCTGTCGATGGTGCTGGAAACATTTAAAAAGAAAGGCTGGGCCAGTGCTTCCATAAATTCCGCAATGCGTGATGTAGCTATTTTTCTCAAGTACCTACGGGAATTGGGAAGAATGCCTAGACGTTTGAAGGTGCCCTATATTCGTTACACACGCAAAGCCCCAAAGACCTACACATTAGAAGACATGGGCACAATGGAGGAGTATCTGGAACCGTTGTTGGACCTCCGGGGAAGGTTGCTTTTCCGTGCCCACCTTATGCTCCGCTACACGGGCATACGGGCAAGTGAATTGAGGGGGATGAGATGGGACCAGATTGACTTAATCAGACAAACCATCCTCATTACCTCCGGACTGGATGAAGTCAAAAGTAGAGAAGAAAGAACCCTACCTATTCACCCAAGACTTTTGGAATTCCTCCAGTTTCAAGAACAAGCCACTTATTACCTAGAAGATCCACGGACACAAGAACCTTTCTGGTCTACTCGTATTGGGCTATCATTAGCTTTTAAAAGGGTCTTTGAAAAACTAGGAATAGGGGAAGGGGTCAAAACTCTTCACGGATACAGACACACCTTTGCCACCAACCTCTTAGCGGACTCTTCCGTGTCTCCTGTCCACGTTCAAAAACTCATGGGCCACAAAGACTTGTCCACTACCATGAGATACTTGAATCGGGACCACATCACTCTTGAAGATACTATAAAGAAATTGCTCTAACTCTTGCCACTTTTGGCAATGAATTGTCTACGGGTCAAGGAGGGTGTGCTGGAGGTTCCCAGCATTGCTAGAATCTATGGGGGGTTGGGAAGATTTTAAAATGAAATGCTTGCTTGGCATTGGATCAAGTTTTTGAACCCATTTGACACAAGTAGGATTAACCGCTATCCCTTGCAGTTTCTGCCCTCTACGGGTCCAAATCTTCACAAAAAACTTTTTCCAGTAATTGGCAATAACTGGCAAAGGTCCCTTTTTAATTGGCTATGAATTGGCAATACACACCGTTTAAAAATATAGTTCATCTGGCAACAAAAAGGACTCTAGAACGGAAAAGCCAATGAAGAAGAGAATTACAACTAAAATCCATAAAACCAAGTTTTTCCCCTCTTGCATAGGCAAACAGGACAGGGGTTAGCCTGTCCTTCCAAATCTCACAGGATGCACATTAAGGAGTAAGAAGCAAAAAAAACCCCGGTATTTGTTAAACACCCAGAAGAGGTTAACATTAGGGCACCCCTGCAATTGAGGGATAAGAGGTGCCCGTCCTTCTAGGTCCAAGTACCAGTTGCTAAAATCTCTGCTATTTCCTCTGCCCTGCTGGGCGTTTGTCGTGCCCATTGGCTGTCTAGTGCCTCCTTCTTTGCCCTTTCCCAGTCCTGTTCTCTGAGTGCCTTGAGCATATTCTGGAAATTCAACAGCCCAGTAAAGCCCATTTGGAAGCCCATATTCATTAGAGCATAATAACGGGCTGGTCCTATCTCATCCATTGGGGGCAAGTCTGGGTGTCCCAACATCCTGCGGCCTAAATCCTCAATGTCGTTGTCTAACAGGACATCCGCTTCTTGGGCATTGATTCCCACATCATCCAAGTTTCTTCCCACCCCTATGGTGAGTTTCCCGGCTGGGCAATAATAAGGTTTTAATCTGATTCCCTCATGCCGTCTTAATTGCGTTTTAAAATCCTGCACGTTAGGGATAAATTCTTCCATGATTCCCTTTTTAAAATGATTGTTTACCCAATTGGTGTAGGACCTTCTGGTTCATCCGTTACTATTGGGTCTGGTTCGCTAACAACAGGTTCCTCCGGTTGTGGTTGTGTATTACTCGTTCCATTCACTACCTCTGGCTCTGAGGGGTAGGGGTCAAGATACACAATGCTGTCCTCCTCAAACAAAGGGTCGAAATCTACTCCTGTTTGCCACGCCTTGGCAATGGTCCGGAACTTCTCAATAGAAGCCACATACCCATTGTCACATGGCTGTCCTACCAGACTCTGGTCAGAATGGTCCGGGGGGTAGTCGTTTGTGCATTTGACCACCCACGCAAACCCAGCACTAACCCATTCGTTGGTTGTAAACTTGGTTCTGTTGGTCTGTCCACAATAAGGACAACGGGTAGTTATTGCGTCTATATGAACTAAAGCCATTTTTTAATACCCCGTAAAACCCAAATAAAGGGTGGTTGCAATTGCTGCCAAAATAACAAGGGTTGCATAAGTAACCATATTCCTCTTGCTTTTCATGCGTTTCTATAGCCTGTGAGCAGATTTTCTTCTACGCAACTCTAGCTTGGTGGGCTTTTTACCGTCACAGGGGTTAAACTTAATCTGGAACGTTCCGTTTAAATGACAGGCTGGGGTGCTGGAGCAACCCCCCAGCACTGACACCATGAGCAGAACAGCCCACAATAATTTCCAGTTCACGGCAAACGGGTAATGGTCTTGACCAAAGAACAGGTCCCGGACATCAACACTTCTACATTTGCTTTGGTGCTGTCATACATGACCATGTCATAAAACCCTTTGGTAAAAGACATGGACTTGGTGGTGGTATGGTCAAGTATTAGGTGGATCATGTTGGTGGTGGTTCCATCCACGGTAATTTGTCCACTTACTGAGGACAGACTAAAAATAATCTCTGGGCTGTTTGGGTGTTGCTTACAGTCCAGTTTAAAATCATTTCCGGTTAGTGTCCGGGGGAGGTTGTCATCATCATAAAATTCCACGGTAATGTCATGGGTGGAACCTTGGACAATGGTAAAATCAAAATTCTTGGTAGACATGGCACCCTTTCACGGTTTTTAAAATTAAGAATTACCGGAAGACTTCCGGGAAGTAGAGGACCTTCCCCCGTTTCCCGTTGTCCTCCGTTCTTCACCGTCCCATCTCTGATGGACACGGTCAAAATTGGTAGCAACAGCCATCTTTAACTCTAAGATGCTGGCCTTCAATTCATGGCTATGGGCTTCCAACACCTTGGATAAATCCCCAATTGTAGTTTGTGTGGTTTGTACGATTTGCAGGAGGTTGGTCTGGGACTTTTCCATAGCGGCAACCATTGCGGCATCACTATTGGAATCCTTATCTAAATGGGTCCGCCTTTCTTCATTCCACTCCGTTCTTTCTTTCTCTCTTTCATCTCGTACTCTTACCCTCTCTGCTGTGAAGGCTTCCCTCATCTGTTGTCTTTCCTTGTCGTGCATTGCCAGCAACCGGACCAGCAACCAACCAGCAAAGGTTAGACTCCCAAGGGTTCCCCCTAAATCTGCAAACACACTTATAAATTCTGCACCCTGCATTACGTTCCCCTGCACTTGTGGAAGCATACTGGACGGGTCTTGGGCCATTGCCTCCGGTATATACCACGGTCTTAAATCCATTTTAAAACCTTGTTAAAATTAGATTGGGTCTACTTCCTGTGCAGGTTCTTTTACTCCTGCACACTGATACGCAAACCGTAAAGAAAGGTCTTTCTGTTGTTCTTGGGTTAAGCCCACAAAACGGTCAGAGGACATAGACAACCGTATCTTGTCCATAACACAAGCACACTGAAGGACAGCAGTTTGTGTGGCTACCGCATTTGGGAACCCTTTTAAAATCAATTCATTCCTAACACCCGTCCCACAAAAGGACATAAAATGGTTTATTAAACCGGATGGGTAGTCTAATTGTGTGGTTGCCAATAACGCCAAACCCAGAAAGCTAGTCATTGCAAAAGTCTTTGGGATTCCGCCAGCACTCTAACAGATGCCTCTTGAGCCTTCACCATTTCATTCCTAAAACTCTCCACTGCTGCACCTGTCTGTCTGCTCTGCTGGGCGTTTTCAACCATCAAGGTGGGTAGCCATGCCATTGCACACCCCCAATCATCAACCTCTTCACCAGTGTTTGGATTCTGCCCCCGAATTTGAATAAACCAAGCACAATCAAGCCCTTTGCACTTTTTAAATCCGTTTAAGGGGCAATTCGTTTCCGTTTTGATTTTCATAATTTTTTAATCTTTTGCGGCTATAATGACATCAACATATTTTATTCTCATGTCGAGATTTGTCCCGGTAAAAGAAGAGGATGCATTAGAACTTGCATTGGCCCCGTGATTGTGGGAACCGTTACCGCCTTGGTAATTTGTGTACTGATATTTTGCAGTATAGCCGTTGCTAGAATAGGCGTTTGCTGTAGATCCATCGCTATTGTTCTTGTTATGCCTTGCAGTCGTGTAGTGCCTGTGGCTTGGCATCTGGCTTACTGAATTTAAAGGCCGATTTGAGACTGAAACATTCGTTGAAACATTCGTTGAGACATTTCCGGAAATGCCTCTTGAGGCCATTGCAGAAGAAAATGAAGAATTACCTCCAGAACTCACCGTACCCGTTACAACACGCAATGCCTTATCATTATGATTTGTGTCTTTTGTCCATCCAACTGGAGCATTTGATTGATAAAAAATCTGTTTTGTACCAGATGGGAAAGTATGGGCTGGAGTAATTTGTTCCGTTCCGTTTTTGTCTTTCCAAACTAGAAAATCTAATTCTAGTTCAACATCGGGTGTAGCCGCCATAAGTGCCTTTTATTCTGTTAAATTAAACCAGCCCGTGACGATGTATTTGGTGTCTGTTGGATGTATTATCCCTCTGTGCATGTGAGTATACCCAGCAGGCCAAATTAAAGTTTTCCCAGCTTCTGCCTGCACTTTTTCTTTTTGCCAAATGAATTCCGTACCACCTTCACAACCTTTTTTGGTCACTGGCTTGACATCATTTAGATAAGTCATGAAAACCAGTTCACGCATAGGGCTTAGAAAATCCCGTTCTGTGTGTGTGGCAAAATACCCCTCACCACCAAAGTATCTTTGGACATTTATGTTTTCTGTTATGACAACCGCTTGTCTTTGGAAGTAGTCATACTTTTCACGGAAATGACGATGAATTAAAGATAACTCTGCCATGTATAGGTGAAATAGATATGGGTCTTGGCTTAATATGGTTTCTGTGCATCTTTTTATGTCTGGCTGGACTTCATGCTCTCCACTAATGCCATCATATTTGTGAGTGGTCTGAAGTTCAAACCACTCTATGATTTTCTCACAGATGCCTTTGTCTAGCCAATAAGTTTCAATGAACGTCAACTTTACGGCTCTATGGGCCAGTAATTAAAAACGAATTGATAATCATCCACATAAATATTATCAGTTTCTTTTTCAGCAGTAGGTGCCGGGATCTTCCCCGTTTCAATTTCAGATGGGATGTCTCTCAATGCTTGTTTGTAAGCTATCCATTCACTAGGCGCTGACAAACCTTGCTCCAGATACCTTAAAATCTGAATGTCCGCCTTCTGCAACTTCACATCCCGTAATTCTCTCAATTCATTTAATAAATCCTCCTTTGTAGGAGGTGAAACTTCTCTATCTTTCAAGAGTTGATTAAACATCTTTTGAAAAATTTCTATTCCCGGAATTTCGCTCAAAGATTTTATTTTTTGGTCCTCTGGTATTCCTTCCTCGTTTAATCTCTGGACAAAAGAATTTCCGTCTTTGTCAAATTGTGCAGATTCAACGCTTTGGTCGATTTTTGAAAAGTCTGCTCCATCCTCAACACTGAATCTCATGAATTCATCTAGAAAATTAAAGACAACTGCTTGAGGATTTTTTGAGTAAGCAATCCAAGTTAATTCCATGATTTAATCCTTTTGTGCTATAATAAAATCTACGTATTGGACCGACATATTGATTGCCGTTCCGCTGAAACTAGAACTCGCATTGGAACTTGCATTAGAACTCGCATTGGAACTTGCATTGGCCCCGTGATTGTGGGAACCGTTACCGCCTTGGTAATTTGTGTACTGATATTTTGCTGTGTATCTATTGGCAGAATAGGCGTTTGCACTTGATCCATCGCTATTGTTCTTGTTATGCCTCGCAGTTGTGTAGTGCCTGTGGCTTGGCATGTAGCCAGTCGAATTCAAAGCACGATTGGAGACTGAAACACTCGTTGAGACATTCGTTGAGACATTCGTTGAGACATTCGTTGAGACATTTCCGGAAACTCCATGCGATTTCATCGCTGAAGTAAAAGAAACATTTCCGCCATTGCTAACCGTTGAACCGTTTATTATTCGTAACGCTTTATTATTGTGGCTAGTGTCTTTTGTCCATCCCACCGGAGCATTACTATTATTAAAGGTTAAACGTGTTCCGGACGGCAAGGTGCTGGAAGGTGTGGTCTGTTCATTCCCATTGCCATCCAGCCAGACCAGATAGTCCACTCGTAATTCAGTTGCCATTAGACTGCCTCCATGATGGTCATTCTTTGCCTCCCATTAGGTCTGGTTTCCACTTTGTAAAGGGCTTCCATTTCTGCTCTGAATTCTTCAAGTTTTGGAACAACCACTTGCGTAGAACTAGCAGCACCACCCTGTGCCAACAAGACTGCTCTGCCACTTACGGGGTCAGAAAAAGGAATCTCAATATTATTGTCATCAAGGAAAGTCACGGGAGGATTTGCAACTAGCCTATAGCTTCCATCCGTGGTGTTATTGCTGTAGACAGTCACAATCAAAAACTGATTGTTTAGTCCGTGGGTAATGCTCCAAGTCTCTGATGCTACTGCTTGGTTGTGGACATAAGTTGCTTTGGGCTGGGTAATCGGGTGCCAACTCGTAACACCAGACATAGTGCCGTAGTTCCATAACTGGCCCTGCTTCATCACCAACTCACCGTCATAAGCAGTTGGTGGAAAATCCTCGCCTTCTTCAATGTTTGGAATGATAAGGTGCCCGTGTGCCCTTACGGTGTTCAACAGTCTTTGCTCTGCCATTTTAAAAACTCCTTGTTCTGGTGTGGCCCCATTTCTGGGGCCAGATTAAACCGTTTTATGCTGCGTTTGCTGTTGCGGCTGTTACGGCTGTTACAAGGATTTTTACCTGTGCTGCTTGGGTCAACAGACATCCGATATTGTTATCGTCAACCACTGTTACTGGCACAATGTCATTGCGCCATGCTCCACTTGGGTCTTGCACCCACACTTGAACATTCAAGTCTGTGGTCCCAAGTGCGTGGTTGAAGTTGTGGGCAAGTGCCGCACTTGCGGAAGCGTACTTGTAAATCTTGCTGTTAATAGAGGCTAGCAAGTCATTGACACGGGCATTGAGGGTGGACTGTCCTGTGGTAACTTCTGTCTCCACGTTGGACAATGCCGTTGCCACATCTCCGGGGTTGAGGGTGTCGTTAATAACACCCTTGGACCAAGAACCGTCTGCGGCAATACCCAAGGCTGTCCGGATGGTGGTGTCCCGGTCCTCGCTTGCTTGCTTGTTGCTGTCGTTCTGCCCGTCAACCTCATTGATTGCGGCAACAATGTTAGTCTTATCATCGGTGGTTAGATTGCTCTTGTCACCAATGTTTCCATTTACCTGTGCTTCAACCGTGGTTAAACGGGTGTCAATGGCATTCTCTGCCGTGGTTGCTCTGCTGGTTTCAGTGTCGAGTGCATCACTAACAGCCTTTAAACTGGTGTCCAGCTTAATGGTAGCATCGTGGACACTGGTTGCTGTGGCAATGTAGTTAGAGCCAACACTGGGGACATAAGAACCGTCTGAGGCTATCCCTGTGGCTGTTTGGTTTGCAGCAACCAAACTATCCATGCTGTCTGCACGGGACTCCACGGTGGACATCCGGGCCTTAAACTCTGCGGCAACATCAACAGCAAATCCGGTGTCTGTGCTTCCAGAAACGGTAATAAACTGGTCTGTTCCGGAAACCTCACTGTTGGTATTATCAAACTTGTCTAGTCCCCCGTCTGGGTTCCAGATGAGGCTATCCCCGGCATTAACGTAGAATGCTGCGGCTGTCCCAATCTTTACATAACCAGAACCAATAATTTTATAGTAGTCTCCGGGCTGTTTTTGCGTTAGCCCGTCCATGTCAAATGCTGTGCTGGCATCTGCTCCGGGGGTTACGCTTCCGCAATATTCAAAGGCATGTCCAAGAGAAGCAAACTTATCATCTACATATAGCTTGTTGACAGCATCACCGTCATTTGTTGGTGCTGCAAGGTTTCGGACTTGATTGCTTGCTGCATCAATATCCCCACTCATTGCCCGTCTGCCATCGGCATAGAACGTTTCAGCCTCTAGAGTGCTAATCCTTGCCCTCTCCACGTCCATAGCTTCTTTGGTGGTAAATGTTCGCACCACCAAGGTGCCGTTGCTGTCTGCAACAGACATACGGAAAACGTTGTCCGTGCTGTTGTACCATTGCCGTCCAACAACCAACTCCCCACTTGCTGGGTCTGCTGTTCTCGTTTCAAAGACTAGGTTGTGAATCTGTGCGTTTTGGGCTAATTCAATCCCATGATAAAGGGGGTAGCTTGCCATTTTAAAAACTCCTAAAAGAAAAATAATTTTGTGACATCACAATGCTTGCTTCTTAACAGGACATTCCTGCCCATTCACCCCTCGTTAAAATAATATTGAAACTTTTTCTTCCCTCTTTTTTACCATGCAAGAGGAATGAATCTTCAAGGTGTTTGTTACAGGGTCTTTACAATTAACCTGTCATTGGGATAAGTCTGACGTGCCCAGCCAGTTCTTGCTCAAACTTCAACTGGACAATCTGGTTGTTTACTACGTTCTTCTGGAAGGCAAAATGCTGCCTGTCTTCCTCGTCAAAAACTTGGCATTTTATTTTTCGGATGTTGAGGGAATGACTTATTACCCATTCATTGCTTGCCGTTGGGAAGTCCTCCTCATAAATCTGGACAGTCTGACAAACAGGGGTGACTCCCAAATCATTTAAGGGTCTGTTTTTTGGTTGAAGTGCCCACATTTGGACACGTCCTGCAATTGGTTGATTAAAATAAAATCTAACCGTGTTCCCGTCCATGTATTCCCGTGTCCATCCAAAATGCTGTCGGTCTGTTGTGTCGTAGATTTCAAAATAAAACCGCTTGCATCCAAAGTTGTGGACCACTTCCCAGATTAAAGCCTCTTCCTCAAATGTGAACTCATAGCCCGGATAGGGTGGGCTAGTAGTATCAGAAAGGCTTCCTTCCCCTCCTCCTTCTGTTGTCTCATCATCATTGCCTTGAACAGACTTCCACTTCCAAGGGTGTGTCTCTGGACTCTCTGTTGGTTCTGCTCGTTGTAGACATTCCCAGATTTCAAAGGCAAAGAAAACGTTTTGCCCTTTGTGGTAAGTCTCATCTGAAAACCAAATCCTTAAAATCCGCCTTTCGGAAAATGCTGGGACTTTCTCCACTTCTGGGAGTTGTTCCAAGGCATCAGAAAGGTGTGACCAGTACATTGACATGCCCGGATAGGTCCCCGGCATGGAGGCATTGCTGGCAACGTGTGGCTCTGGATATTTGCAGACATAGAGGGCACCCCTAAAGGCTACACGGTCAAATTCAAAGTATTCTTTTTCCTTTGTCCATGTCCCCCGGTCTGTTATTGCTGTTGTCAACTTCAGTACCCAATGAACCTATATCTTACGTTAGTGGCTGTTTTAGTCTTAATCTCTAAATAACGGGTGTCTAGTGCCAAAACTTCAGTCCAACCAGATGAACCCGTAGCACCGGGAATTTCTCCAGCATTGCAAATACGGTTTGCAATATAGATTGCGTTTATATAGGTAACCATCTCCCCCTCGTAGTAGGTGGTCGCACTGTGCCAGTGTCCCAATAGGGTGCTATCGGGATTAAATCCTAGTGTTATCCCCTCAAATAGTTTCGTATATTCTGGGGACACGGGAGGGACTTTTGTGTTGTTTACTCCCAATCTGTTGGTTACTACATAGGCACTTCCACGGTAGGAAACCACGGTCCCTACTCCAAAATGGGAATTTGTTACAACTGCTTGGTCCCATTCCCCAGCAAAGAAATAACCTTGGGCCACTAAATCCCAGTCTGCCCACCTGTCTGGTCTGTGGGCACCTCCCCCGTCTAGTGGAACAGTAGTTTTAGCAATATAGGTGTTGCCCTTCCATGTGACAATGTCCCCTGTCCCGTAACTGGTGGTGTCTACATAAACGTTAGCATAACGTCCAAAACCCGTAGCAAACTCTTGCCAGAATGCCGTAGCAACTCCGGGGGTGTTCCCACTTCCTGCCGGGACTTTTTGCCGTGCTACATAGGAGGAGGAACCAAACTGGACAATTTGGTTTTGGAAATAAGTTGTGCCATTAGAATAAAGTCCAACAGTCTCCACCCCTTTAGCAATCTCCTGCCAGTTCCCAGCACTGTTAGAGGTGCCCGGATGGTTGCCAGAAGTAAGGTTAATATTAGCAACGGTGTCCGTCCCAGAAATATAAAACCACGCACTTCCAGCATGAGTTACCACATCGTATTTGGTCATCGTTTGACCATCTAATGCTGAAAACTCACCCCGGAAAACTGGTCGAACTCTTCCAAGATTTAAAACAGGCATATTCTAACCCTTTTAGAAACCATTATTAGTTATTAAGGAGGAGCAGGTTTAGTAACATAGTTGGGAGTGTAGGGTCCAGCCACTGGGACAAAGGGGACATTTCCTTTTGTGTCTGGTTGCCCCGGATTAGTCTGCCACTGGTAAGCACTTGGTATCCCATAACGCCAATAAGTAGGGAAATGCCAAGCCCTTTGCTCCGGTGTAATTCGTAAAATATCGGGGTTGTTCTGCCAAAATATCACCCAGTCAAAATAATCATTTTCCCCGTGTATTGTTGTCCAGTCTACCGCATCAAAAGCACTTGCTGCCGTGTTCATTCTAACCCTCACCTTGGTGGGCATGTTCAGTTTATTAAACTGGACTGGGGCTTGGAATTGTTGGTCTAGGATTTTAATAAAATGGGTGGGTTCACTTACTGGGGTTCCTGTTGTGCTGGGGTTGGATGCACAGTAATAAATGTCCCCTTGGAATTTTAAAATGTCTTCCTCGTAATAACGGGAACCTAGCGAATAAATCGGGGCAAAATTTAATCCTTTACAAACCTCTTTCCATGCTGCTGTAGACTTGGGAGGACTCCCAGCACCAACTCCTCCCCTGTCTGACATAACAAAGGTTGAACCCCCTCTAGTGGGTTGTGCTATTCCTGCACGGGCACGGACAATCTCCCCTCCCGTATAAGTAAAGGTGGATGTGTAAACACCTCTAGGCCAAAGTCCTTGGGCTATTAACTCATAATCTAACAAGCCCTTGGTGGAGGTTGGGTCATGCCCTCCGCTCCCTTTATTGGTTAAATAACAACTCCCTTTGTACATAACTACCTGCCCGGTGGGGTAATAGTTGTTAGTGTCAAAATTCCCTGTCCATGTCATGGCACCGGAAGCCATTTTAAACCAGAATTTTGGGTATTTATCTGGCTCATAATTGAAGGACTGTTTAACTGCCGCATACGTTGCGGCACCAAAAAAAACCAACTCACCGGGGTAATACGTTCTGGTTTGGTCCCAGAATAATCCGGTTGGCTCAAAACCTTTTGAAAAGGAATAAAAAAGGCTGTTGCTGTAAGGACCTCCGGGTTGTGTCCCATCTCCGCTTGTAATAGTGGATTGTGGGGTGTGTACAGTTCTAGTTAAATATTGGTGTCCTTTCCATGTGGTCAAGTCATCAACAACAAACTGCTCATTTGCCGCTAATACGTCTGACCATGCCCCTCTAGGAACAAAGACAACCCTTCCAACAACAGACTCACCCATTAAACCACTACTGCTACAAGTTCACTGTTGGCGTTTATATACATTTCACTAGATGTTAATCCACCAGTGTGGATTAGTGTTAAATCTCCGTTGGAATCAATTTCAAAATAAATAGCCAATCCAGTAACACTGGTTGTGCCACCACCACCACCTCCTCCTCCAGTACCAAAGCCAAACACATTGGTAAACCAGCTTCCCAACTCGTTTAGTGTAGTCTTAGCCAACAGCCCCAAGGATGCCCTCCCCACCATCAACTCGTCTGTCCCTTTCAAGGCTGGTGTACTCCCGGAACCGTATGCCATTGGTTGGGTATTTATGGCAGCATTGTTGATTTCTAACGTAACTATCGTCCCTGTTTCTCCTGCTTCCCTGTTTACTCCTTTGGTCCCATCAAAAGAACCTATTGAAGAACCACCACCAGAAGTAACAGCCCCAAAGTCCTTTGGGCTAATCTGCCGCAATTCATAAGAACCATCAGACATTTGCTGGGCTAATAAAATCCTGTCATCGTCCTCGTCTGCTGCTGCTACTTGAGGCTTCCCTACAATGGCTTGAGAATCTAAAACCATCTCTAGATTGGTGGGTGTCGTACCACTCGACACGGGTGCTACATCCCCGTCTACCGTTATCGGCTGGTTCTGGATTAAAAAGGTGCTGTTATCAAACTGGAGATTTCCGGAACCGTCACTTTTGACATAGCCTACTTTGCTGTCAAAACTATCACTGTTTAGGTAATCGTTTCTTAATTCGTAGGTGTGCAAACCCGTTCCAGAATCCAACTCTTTCCGGAACATCACCCCCGTATTTCCGGAAAACTCTGACTCCATGATTGCCCCGGCATCATGGACGTTTGTTGAATCGGTTACGTCTGCCTGTGCTTCAATATTGTCCAGTTTCGCCTTGTCCCCTGTGGACATAATCCCGGCCTTTAACTGGGTTGCACTGGGGGCAATAATCTCGTTTGTGGAAACAGACAACGCACCAACAATAGGGTTGTTGTTCATGTTTACTTGCTTATCTATCTGGACTTCTGTAGCCGTATCTCTGGAAGTAATCCGGTTTACTTTTAACGTGGAAAGAGTAGCCATTTTAAAACCGTGTTAAAAATTAGGACAGTTCACGCAATTCAAAATTGACCTCAAATATGCTGTACAATCTAACCATTGCGTTAATATCTGGGGGGTTAACCAAAGTCATGTATCCAACCCTTCTAGGGTCCATCCCGTTTAGCAAGTCACAAGCAACGGGTGTCCCTCGTAATCCTTCCGTAGTCACAATAAACAAATCTAACTGTTCCCTCGTCAATTGCATTGGCACCGAATAGGCCCGGACCATAGAACGGGGAGAGTAAAGCATTGCCCCCAAAGACTCCCGTCTAATTCCAAAGTCTTGGGTGTTCATCATCAACCCCACTGTTGGGTTAGGAAATTGCGTTTTTTTCCCAACTCGTATTAAACCAATGGAGAGGGGTAGACGTACCTCTGAAATGGTAAAACCTGCACTTCCACCAGTTCTAAGGACCACATCGTCTACCCCTGTTCCTGCCCCCCGTAACTCTTTTATCTGGTAAGTCATCCCCCCATTAACCAAAAAAGTCCCTACTTTTAGCTGGGGGTAATTCTCAAAAATTATCTGGTCTGCTCCCTGTTTTAAAATCCCATCTGTTCCATTACTGGAAAAGGTGTCAATCCCTTCCGCCACGTTGACCACGTTCTTTAACTCGACATCCGCACTTGTTGCCGTGGCTGGGACATCCACCCAAATGTCATTTCCTAGCTTTTTCCTTCCTCTAGCAAAAACTCTATTCCAGCCTATCCTCTGGGGGAAGGATTCCACCTCCCCAGTATTAAAAGTTACCGTTACCTCCTCTGCCATGACATGCCCTAAGAAAAGGCTGTCCTGTCCAGCATCAAAGCCCACGGTTATGGTGTCCGTGTGCATGTCTGAAATGTAGGGATGGGAGGGGTAATTGTCCCGGACACTGTCCAAGGCATAGTCAGCAGAAACAGGGACTCCAACAGAAGAAAGGGTCATTTCAGCAGGGTTAGACAAAAGCCTCATTCCTAAGACTCCCGGACATGGTTGACAAGAGCAAAACCAGTTACTGTAGTTCTTTCATCTTCAAAATGGTAAGTAATGCCTTCAATGGTTATTACTGCTTTCATCTCCAAATACTCGTCAAAACATTCAATCCTGTCTCCTATGTCAAATTTCTGAATGTTCTGAATTTGGACCTTTACCTTGGGCCTTTTTTGGATGTTGTACCAATTGAGCAAGAAGTTCTCTACCTCCTTCTCAACTTGGGACAAAGGCTTTACCTCTTCATCCATTCCAAAGGTGTTAGCCTCAATATGAACTTCTATTTGTTGCTGCTCCAGCCTTCTGCTGTGAGGGTATGGGATGTTTTGAGTAAATGAGCTAATCAGTTTACGGGTGGGGTGGGGTTGGTTGACTTGCATAGAAAGAAGGGCTGGTCTTGTAAACTTGGCAACCACTGGGTTTATGTCTTGGTTCCTATTGACCAACCAGACCTTGCCCTCTCTAATCACAACGTAGTAGTTGCCCCTTTCCGCAACTTCCCCCATCTGGTCCACCACAAGGACCTGTCCTCCATCACTCATTAGAACATCACCCTAATTTCTGATTCTTCTATCGTTCCTGCTGGTAAATCAACCTCCACCACACAATTGTCATCAATCTCAATCGTTACCGTGTCCAAGATTTCCCAAGGACCTCCAACTTTTGTATAAGCAACGTTATAAATCTTGTCTGCCGTTTCGGTTGTTCCTGCCATTTGTTACGCCTTGCTATCGTCAAATCCTAGCCCCAAAAGACCAGAGAAATGCCGGAATAATTCGTTGATTGTCCCCCCGGTTAATGCTCTTCCGCAAATGCTAAGTTTCCCGTCTGCCATTGGAGAATTTAAATAAATCACTTCTGAGGTTGGGGCCTTGGTGTAGGCTTCCGGGCTGGACGGGTCATTGGTTCCAATCAAGACACCATCCTCATAAACCTCTAAGGGGAATGAAGGATTTGTGGCTATAAGGTTTGGGTTGGCTACCTCTTGGGTTGATCTACGAATAACAGGAGTTTTGTGGAATACAGAACCATGACAAAACGGGACATAGGCTGGTATGCCTATTCTATTCTTGGGGATACCGTCAGCACTTCCATTATCAAAAACTGGAGTTCCTAGAGTTACCCCTGCTGTTAATGGGGTAAAATCTTGGGTAAATATTCCAATAAACTCGTTTGCAACCGTTCCCACAATGAACCAGTTGTCATCTGTTTTAGTGTAATTCAATTCACTCCCCGGTCCCGTCATTTCGGCAAAAACAACCCTCATGCCTACAACAAACTCATGTCCAGAAACCTTTACGTTAATGGGTCCCCCTCCCGTGGGGGCAATCACATCCTCGACAAAAAACCATTTTTCTGTGATTGAATACCGTTTTAAATCCTGCTCATATACCGGATCAGTTAAAGTAAAATCCAAGGTTTGGTCTGAAACGTTTGCAAGTGCTATCGTCCCATCGTGCAAGACTTCCTTGGTTTTGCTCCAGATAATTTTGCAGTTGTATTGGTTGGGTTCGGAAATCAACTTGTTGAAACGGTCCACCCCAAAAGGATGGTCTGGGTTGCTGCTGTCACGGGTTAGCTGAATATTCCCTAAACGTACCCCTATCAACCCCCCAGAGCCTTGAGGTCCTATTTCCAACATCGGCATGGACGTAATGAAGGGGTAGTAAAAGAAATCCCCTTGGTAGCTGTCTGGGGCAATGTGGTAATCTACCGTGTCCACTGTGATGGTTACTAGAAGCATTTAGACCAATGCAGACATGGGGATGAACTCCCGGTTAGATGAACGAATACGGTCTGCACGGTTTTTTATTTCCGTTTTAAAATGGCTTATTCCTGCTTGGACTTGCCCTTCCAAATCCGTGTAAACATGGACGGTTACCTGTGGGGCTTGTTGCTGCTCCAGCCTCTGGGCAATTCTTTCTAAAATTGCCGTGGACCTGTCGTTGGTCATCTGTCCGGTAGCATTCAATTGGGCTAGGTTGGCATATCCTGCCATCTGTGCCGCTTGCCTTCTAATCACAAATTCCCCACCCTCTAACTCTGCTGGAATTCCTCCACGGGCATGGCTAGGCCCGGTTACCAGTCCACCATTTCCAAATCCCGGAATTTTTAATGCTCCAATTTTTTCCATGAATTCGGCATAAGTCATTCCAAAGAATTGCATGAAAATCCCGTCTAGGTGGTGACTTACTCCAACCTCCTTTTGTGGACTAACCTTTGGGGTAATAGAGGTTGTTTCCTTGGGAATAACGGGACTATTGTTTGGAGCAAACCCAGCATTTTTCCGCCAATCTTTTTTCTCAACTCCCGTGAATCCGGAAGCTACTGAACTTACTGCTGAAATTCCGGTATTGAGTAACTTGAGAACATCCCCCCCAAAGTTTGCATTTACCTTGGCATTCCAGAAGTCTAGGCTATTAAATTTCAGCGCCAACCTTAACTGTTCTGGTCCTGCGGCATTAGCAAGGGCACCCATTGCGTCTTTGCACAAATCGCTTGCTTTCTTAAACCAATCTTTAACGCACTTCACTGGGTCAGAGATACAGTCCCCCCCCTGTTTAATCATCGTGTCTACAATATCAATAGAACCGTCTACCAGACCTTTAGCAAAATCGGTTAGATCATCAACCCCAACTCCTTTTAAAAATGAGTTTAATGCTGGGCTAACTGCATCATTCAAAGCCTTAACACCACTTTTTATAGCATTGTTTACCCCCTTTACCCCGTCTTCAATGATCTTTACGGGATTGGGTAAACTAATACCTCCCAAATATTCCGGCAAATCAACATTGCTTCCTGTCCGGTGCAGACTTCCACCCATTGCAAACTCTGGGATTGGTCCCCCGTCCCCCATGCACAAGGCTTTTGCTTGGTTTGCCGCTTTTCTCAAGGGGTTAGTAACATCTAACAAAGTAGCGGAATGCGAGTTACCCCAGAAATTATCTACAAAGTCAATGAAGGGTCCACTCTGGAGATAATCCTTTGGAGGGGTTCCGCCAACACCCAAAGAGATTAAGTTTTGCTTTACTCCAAAGCTACCCTTTGCTAAATCGTAGCTGAGTTTCCCAGACCAACCACCTTTAGGCCCTGCAATTCCTTTGAGGGGGTTGGGTAGACTGAATAAGTTAATGTTTCCACTGGCACTGTTAAGCCAATTAAAGCCACCTCCGGAGGGTGCAACATACTGGGAAGGGGGTGCAGTTGTGGTAGGTGGAAGAGAGGGTAAATCATTTAATGCCCCAAATAATGGGCTATATAATGAGCCACCAGTTGCAAACTGAGGAAGTGCCCCTTTCATACAATCCGGGCAAGCCTTGGAAAGAATACTGTTTAAAAAGTTAGATTTCTCCTGTCCAGATTTAACACTGTTTGCTCTGGCTAAGAAATCAGTCCCCAATAATTGGGAACTCCTCTTGTTTACAATGTATTCACCACCCTCAAAGAGAAACGGTGCCCCGTCCTTGGTCATCCCCAACATTCCACTCTGGTGGGAGGGTCCTCTTGCCATTCCTCCGGAAATCGTGTCCCCACCTCTTCCAAATTCTGGAACGTCCCCACCTTCTCCAAACTTGTACTTTATGGACAGAAAATGCTTGGGTCCTCCCTTGCTTCCGAAAATAGCATGAAACGGGTTTGGTAGGATGGGGATTTCCCCTTTCTGTCCATTGATTCCAAGGGCTTTTAAAATCTTGTTTATTATCTCTTGAATGATGTTTCGACCACCGGACAGAAAGCCAAGAATCCGGTCCTTAATCTGATTAAATAGGCTATATCCTCCGGAAAATGCCTTGGTCAAAATGCTTTGCAACAACTGCATGGCTTGAGAGATTAAAGACCATCCGCCTTTAAACATCTGTTGAACCACACCCCAGATAAACTGGCCTAACCGGGCTAGAAGGTTAAATGCTCCTGTGAAGAATTTTTGGACCACCTCCCAAATGAAGGTGTAAAACTTAACTAGCAGATTGTGGTAGCCCTTGAAGAACTCAACTACCTTGTTCCAAACCGTGGTCACCAGCCTTGTCATCAGATTGTGGTAGCCTTGGAAGAAGGCAACCACCTTGTCCCAAATCCACTGGGCAAACTGGGCAAGCAGATTGACAGCACCGGAGAAGAAACTGTTAACCGTGGACCAGATAAACTGGGCAAGTTGTTGGAGCAAATTAACTGCACCTTCAAAGAACTCTTTTACCTTCTCCCAAATGAAGGTGTAGAACTTGGACATCAAACTTAAATAACCAGCAAAGAACTTGCGGACAACGTCCCAAATCCAATTGGCTAGCTTCTCCAGTAAATTCCAAGTCCCTTCAAACATCTTTTGAACAATCCCCCAGACTAGCTTCCAGAGTTGTTCAAATAAGCTAACAGCCCCTTTGAAGAAACCTTCAACTATCCCCCAGATGAATTCCACCAGTTTGCTTAGTAAACTCTTTGCTCCCTCAAAGGCTTTAACAATTATGTCCCAGATGAATTGGTAAAACTTGGACAACATATTGACATAGCCCGTAAACCATCGGACCAATGTGTCCCAGATGAATTTTGCCAGTTGTGAGACTAAATTTACTCCTCCCTCAAACAACTGTTCAACTATCCCCCAGACTAGCTTCCAGAGTTTTTCATATAGACTTATTGTACCCTTGAATATCTTTTCGACTATTCCCCAGAGGAACTTCCAAAGTTTGGTGAAGAGGTCTATGGCACCTGTGAATAGAGTTTCGACTATCCCCCAGATAAATCTCCAAAGTTTAGTGAAGAGGTCCACCGCACCTGTGAAAAACTCAACAATCTTGTCCCAAACTAACTGGGCTAGCTTTGCAATTAACGAAACGGCACCCTCCAGTAACCCTAAAATAGCTTCGACAAGGGCTTGGGCCAGTTTGCCAATAAATCCCAAGAGTTTTTCAAATATTGCCCCTATATCAAAACCAAATCCTCCCTCGTCTTCCCCTCCACCTATGGCACCCTCTAGGGCACTCTCCATGCTCTTTAGGTCTTTGTTTACCTTGTTGAAGTCCTTGACGTACTTGCTACTGGATTTGTTTACGTCCTTGGATAACTCCAAATAGGTCTTGGAGAATTCTACAAACTTCTC